ACCGAACTGGTGAAGCTGGCTTTCCCAGTAGCTCATGCCGCGTTTTTCGAGCGCGCGATCTATCGCATCCTGCCGGTTCGTGGCGCTGACGATGGAATCAATCACCGGAACCGCGACCTTCGACGCCTTCGAGCCGAAGCTTTTCATGAGTTGATCCCAGCTAGCGGCAAGCTTGTCGATGCTGCCCTGCGTATCGTCAGTCACCCGCTTGAGATCGCGGAGCACCGTGCCATCCACCTCGGCCGAATTCACCGACTTGATGAACTTCTCGTAGCTGTCCGCGCTCGTGATGAGCGACTGCATACCCAGACGGAATTCCTGGTCGGTAAATAGAAGGGGCAGCTTTGAGAGGTCACCCTTCAAGGCCTCCTTGGAGATGCGCACGAAAGCGGAAACCGCATCCTCGCCGCTCTTCTTCGCGGCATCCATCTCTTTACGGAGATCGACGCCGAGTTTGGCAAACTTCTTCGCGGTCTCCTCGGTATACATCTTTCCGAAGATGTTCTGCGCCTGCGTCGCCGCGGCCGATGCCGAGCCTGTATCTTCGCGGATCGTCTGCAGCAGGGCGATCAGCTGCTTGAGCCCGTCCTCGCCGGTGTAGCCGAGCGACGCGAACGAGTTTGCGAGCTCCGGGATATAAGTCGCCATATCCTTGAGCTCGAACTGGCCAGCCTTGCCGCCCATGACCATGATATCAAACGCCCGCTGCATTTCGGACGCCTCGATCTTAAGGGCGGAAGCGGCCTTGATGGCCGTATTGGCGATATCCTCGGTGGCGGATCCGGAGGCCTGCGCCGTCGCCAGGACGGATGGCAGGAAGTCCATCGCCTCTTTCAGCGACAAGCCGGATGAAACCAGCGTATCGACGGCCGAGACGGCGCTGTCCAGTGGCAGCGCCATGTCCTTCGAGACCTGCTGCATACGCTTGAACGCAGCTTCGGTATCGGCGGCGCTCGCATCCGCAGTAATGCCGATGCGCGTCATCTGACGTTCGACGGCGGCAAAGTCTCGGACGGCGCTCGTGGTGAATGCGGCAACTGCGGCCGGCGCGAGATAGCGTGTCATCATCGCCATCGTGGACGCGGTGGTCTTTCCAAGTATCCCTTGCTGCCGGTTGAGAGCCGCCGCCTGAGTGTTGACCTGCCGCATGTTGCCGGCAAGTTTTGCCCACATGCTACCGGTCATGTCGCGACCGGTAATTTTCATCCTGGCTTCGACTTCACGCGTCGACATTATTCGCGCCCCCTGAAATCATCCAGGCGTCGCGCCCAGTGATGAAGTTCCGAAATGGTCATTCTGCCGATACGGCCGGCATCCCATCCGAGCCGAAAAACGAAGAAGTCTGCGATGTCTTCTGTTCCGGCTCGACCATGAAAAAACCCTTCACCTTCGCCGCCAGCGCAAGGCTGTCCCGCGCGTTGAGGCCGGTCAGGTTTTCGGCTGTCGGCTTGATGGCAAGCCTGTCGACATAAGCATTGATCACGTCGGGCAGCGTGATCAGAACAGGTTGACCACCGGCCGGTCCCGGCTGCCACTGCTGCGGCTCGCCGAGGCCGTCGATGAAGATATCCGCGTAGGTCGGCTCGCGAAGCTCGATTGACGAGAACGGACCATCATGGCCCTCGTAGCTTCTCGATAGCGGAAGGATGATCTTCGACACGCCTTACTCCTCTGTTTTCCGATAGGTTTCGGCGGCGATCGAGCAGCCGGTCACTTCGCCGGTTAGGCGGTTCTTCACGGGGTCGCCAACCACGAACGCCCGGCTGAAATAATGGGTGACGCCGGTGCTCTCTTCGATGAACGTGATGTTGAACCGGTCACTGGTCATCAGTTTGTCGTGATCGAGGCCGCGATCCGCGAAGGTGAGTTCCACCGTTTTCGGTTTTGGGGTCATCGTGCGGTCGACGGTGCCATCCTGGTTCGTCAGGGCTTCAGCCGAGACGCCGGACGTGCTCATGCTCAGCGTGCCGCGGAGCGAAAGCTGTTCGCCTGTCGAGAGGCGGACACGCACGAGGCCGCCAAAATCCTTCTTGCCCATGTTGAGGCTCCCTTGCTGGTGGCCGATCAGGCCGCGATGGTCGTGTTGATCTGGCTGTTGGCGACGGCGAGGCCCGCGAAGATGTCGAGCGGGTTCACGAAGTCGAGCGGCAGGTGGATGTTGACGCGGTTCGGGTTCTCCGGATCCCGCACAACCGTCATCGCCTCGATCGCCGCATTGGCGTTTTCAAGCACGCCGGACATTTCGAGGTAGCTGTGCACCAGCGTCGCCTTGATGTCCTTCACGGTCGTAATCGCGTCCAGATTGTCCGGATTGTCGTCGCGCAGCGCCTTGTTCGAATGCTCGGCCGCCAGATCGGCGCAGAATTTCTTCAGCGCATACATCAGCTGATAGGGCCGCTGTATGTCGCGGAAGGTGGTATCAGGCGCACCGTTCGTCGTCTGCTGCTGGGTGATGATCTTGTCGATCATCACCTCGCCGGTGCGCGATACCTTCCATGTCGAAACACCATTTTTCAGGAAAGCGTCGCGCGTCGGATAGTCCGGCCAGTAGGCACGATCGCGCGGCGCGGAAACGCCATCGATGATGAGGCCGGTCTGGTTGCGCGACACATCACCGTTGGACCCGCCGCCCAGCCACGGCGCAATGCGTGCCACGGCGCTCGCCACGAATTCATAATCCGGCTCGGCATTGCCGCCTGCCGCAAAGCGCGGAACGAGCGTCAGGTGCCAGTCGTCACGAGCGAGGCCGGCGGTCGTGATCTCGGAAGATGTGCCGTTCTTCATATAGAAGTAGTGCCCGTAGAGCTGCTGCATGTAAGACCAGCGACCCGAAATGTTGTTGAGGAAGCTGGACGCGCGTGTGAGATTCGCGCTGTCGCCGAAGGCGGAGATCATCGTTTCGAAGGGATCGTCACCCATGGCCGCCAGCACATCGGAAATGTCAGGAAGACCGGCCCCGGCCGTCGCCGTCGTGAAGGTCAACTTCCCGGTGAAGGCATTGGTGCCATCGGATGCCGGGATATGGAAATCGTGCCCGGCCGCATACACACCCTTGTGGCGCGCGGTGACACGAACGACAGCGGCGTCCGTCCCGTCGATGACGGCCGTATAGGGGAGCGAGCGCTTCGACAGGCGGTCATAGTAGCCATTGATCGCCGCAACCAGCGACGATGCGACGTTGGCAGCCGTGGCGCCGGCCGGGATCTCGATCGAGATCGCGCGACCGGCAATGGACAGGATGCCTTGGCCACCGGTAGCGCTCGGCGCAGCGCAGGTGATCGTGCGCACTTCGGCCGTCCCGGTATCGGCGACATTGGCGATCCAGATTTCCTGAGCAGGGGCATTGCGGCGGGCAGCGAGGAACATGCCTTCCAGCATGGAGCCGGCGCCCACGAGGATGCGGGCATCCATCGAGGAGTTGCAAGGCGCGATGCCGCCGGCCGCCAGCGCGCCGGTGCTCAGCCCGTGGCCGATAAGAATGACGCGGCTTTCGTTCTCGAACTGCCCGCCGGACGTCACGTCGAAGGCGAGGATCGGCGCGGTGAGATTGGCCGGAATGTTGCTGGTCATGCTTCGTCTCCTGCGGGTTTCCGGCCCTTCTTCTGGCCGCTGGTTTCGGCATCGGCGCCGGAAGCTTCCGGCACCTTTTCGAGGTCGCCATCACGGACGAGCCGTGCGACGTAAGGATTGGCGAGATCCGCCGGCAGGCCGGTTGCCGGCCAATCCTGATTGCTGCCAGGCAGCGGCACACGCCGCCCCTTTGCGGGTCGGTAAATATCCATGGCGATGTCCTCTGGTTAATCCTGCGGCAGGCCTTCGGCGGCGATGCCGACACTTGTTTCAATCCGGGCGCCGAGAAGGCCGTCGGACGCTTCGGGCGCAAATTCGGCCGCGAGCTTCATCAGCTGAGCGCGCGCATAGGACTGCGCGGGAAGGACGGCGAGAAGAGAGCGCATCGGCTCCGGCAATTCACCGGGCCCGACGTCGAAATCGTCATCGCTGCAGATGACTGTAAGCCGCGTGGTCTGACTTTGAAGACGAAGGCCGAGTTCCGGCACCACAAGCGTTTTCGTCTCGATACGATCGACAGTCAGCCGCTGCTTGCGGAAGAACGAAAGCCCGGACGGCGCATGTTCGAGCAGGTAGCGGATCTGGGCCGTCAGAGCGGCAAGGGTCAACCTTGCCTGCGGGTCATTCTCCGCCATAGGCGCCGTATGCTCGTCGCCATCCCGGATGGACAACTCTGCAACGATGTCGAGCACTGCGCGCGCCTCACGATCTGACGCGTCCGACAGCAGCCCGCGCAGATTGGCCGAGCTCTCGACAGTGTACAGCGCCACCGTCGGCGTAAAGGTCCGCGACGCGTCCAGCTCGCCTGCGCGCGCTGCTCGACTGTCAAAAACATTCTTGCCCGCAAGGGTCGGGAAACCCGCATCGGCCAGGATACACGACGTCGGGCATATAGTTTCAATCGCGGCAAGCCGCACGGCTTCTGCGAAGAGCATTGTTCAGTTCCTCACAAGATACCAGGCTTGTCGATCCGTGCCGTCCGCGGCAGCTGCCGCAATCCTCCACGTGGCGTCACTGGTGACGACATGGTCGTCTTTCCTGGGGAGCCATGGCCAACCCGATACGAGCGCCGTCAGAACAGCTTCGAAATACGGATTTGATTTAGCTGAACCCGGATCGCCCGTGCGGTGCCTCGCCATGAGGTCGCCGGACGGTTGCTCGTCGATCGACCCCATGAAATCAAAGCTTTCGCGATCAGGATCGTCCTGACGCGCGTGATTAACGCCTGCGCCGCCAATGCGCGGCTTAAGAGTGCATGCGACGTCGTCGAAGTACCCCGCGACGAGCGCATCTGTCGCCGCGAGGTCGTTTTTCCAGGACATGGCTAAGCGGAAGCCTGGCTGGTTTTGGAGGGCTTTTCCTTGCCCTTCTTCGGAGTGTCGTCATCATCCTGCTTGATGTTGACGAACTCATGCGTCCCGGCCGTCACAGCATCCGTGGCGGGACCGTGGCGAAGCGTTTCGACCTCGCCGGTTTCCTTGTTGCGCACCTGCATGAGATTATCCTCAGTTGCTGGAAGTGAGCTTGACGAGCAGCGCCGGCCGCTTGACGATCGGAAGCGGGTTCGACTGGCTGTGGATTTTGACCCAGCGCTGGAACTCGGGGTCGACGGCCTGACGCACATAGATCTCCTCGCCGAGCGTGTTGACCGAGTCGATGAAATCGGCCGGCGCCCAATAGGTCGAAAACGTGTCCGTGGTGCCCATCGGAAAGGCAATCGCCTCACCGGCAGGGATGAAGCGGCGCGTGCCATAGGTGCCGTCTTCCTGCAGGTAATTGGCAGAGCCGCGATACTCCTCAAACGTCACGCCCCGATGGACGAACTTCTTGCGGACATTTTCGCGAAGGACGTTGTAAAGCCCGTCGTAGTACTTCCACGCATCCTTGATCGTGGCATGCCCGATCAACTTGGAGAACCACTCCGGGGAAGCAAGAACATGAACGCTGTCCATGGTCTCTCCCTTGAGGTTATCCTCGATGTAGGAGACGACTTCGTCGATCTTGGCGCCGACGTCAGTGCCGGCCGTACCAAGCACGAAGTCGATCTCCTTCTGCGTCACGCCGAAAGCCGTGAAGAGATTGAGCAGCGAACTTCCGTCGCTATCGAGGATTTCGCCACGTAGCGCGCCCATGCGCATGTGCTCGAGCGTGATGGCGTGCTTGCGCCGCATTACGATCTGTTTGCGATTGACGAGCGTTTCAACGGATTCGAGAACGCCGTCCTGGCCGACACGCGCGAGGATGTTCTGCACATCGTCGGCGCGCACGAAGTCATCATGCGGGATGTGGAAGCAGGCAAACTGCCTGGCGTTCCGCTTTTCAGGCATGCCCAGAGAGGACGGTGCGCCACGTTCACGGGTCGGCAGCAGATTGAGAGTGCCGTTTTCGTAATGGACCGAAACCGTCGTGGTGGGGATCGGCTCATCACTGAACAGACCAAGGTCGCGGATGCGGCCATAGTCGTTCGGCACGATGTTGATCGCCTGCGTCAGCGAAGTGGAGCTGAACGCGGCATTGCCGAAGATATCTACGATAGTCAGCATGTTTTATGCTCCTTCGCGCACGAGGATGGGAGGATTGAGCGCGCGCAGGGCGTTCTGCACCGCGAGCCGCTCCGGCGCCGTGTCGACATCGGCGCCGTAGACGAGGCCCTGCTGGACCACGATCGCGTCGCGAGCGATAATGACGGCTGCGGCATCCGCTGATGTGGCATCGACGGGATTGAGCAGGATGCCAGCGGCATTCTGTGATCCGTCAGAGGCGGCAACCGTGACGGGCTTGTATTTGCCAGAGGCGGTGATCTTGCCGAGAACGGTACCGGAAACGAGCTTGCCGGCGCCGCTAACGACGATGACTTCCTCGCGCGAGTAACCGGAGTTGTGGCTTTCCGCCTTCAGCCAATCGCTGGCGTAGCGGCCTTCAGTGATCGGGGGCATTATGCGGTCTCCTTGCCGAGCAGTTTGCGCATGTTGGCGACGAGTGATGGGGTTGCCTGCTGCTGTTGCATTTTGGGCTTCCCACCGAGACCGGCGCCGGCGACACGGCTGGCCTCGTAGGTTTTCGGATCGGGGATGTCGTCGTCGACACCCGGTTCGCCAGCAACGGATGCCGCCTCAGGCGCCGTGGCGAGGATCTTGACGGCAGCATCCACGGCCATCTCAGTTTCGTACGCCAGATGCTCCGCCTGCTTTTCGCGGCCCTTTGCTTCCGGGGCCGTCATGATGGCTTTGATGCGAGCAGCGGCATCCGCCTTGGCCTGAGCGATAGCGGCGGTCAGGTCGTCCGCCTTCGGTTTTTCCGTCGTCATGGATGTCTCCTGTGGTTGACGGGTTGAAGCGGCGGACGGCGCCGCCTTTCGGTCGGCCGGGTGGGCCGACCAATCCTTTTTCGCGGCAAGCGCGGTCAGGCGCTTCGGCGCGTGGGCATAGGCGCGGTAGTTGAACGCGGCGACGGCTTCCGCCTTGTTTTCGGTCGTGGCGTCGGCAAAACCTTCCGCGACGGCCTGTTCCGGAGTAAGCCAGCGCTCCTCCTTCATGATCGCCCGGCATTCGTCAGCGGTTTTCCCCGATTTCTGCGCATAGACGCGGGCATAGGCGGTCGCGAGCGCTTCCAGTCCCTCGATCGTTTTGGAATGAGCGTCGCTGGTACCGAAGGTGTAGCCGCTGGGGTCGTGGATCATCATCACCGCGCCGGCAGACATGGTGACGGTATCTCCGGCCATCGCGATCAACGATGCTGCCGACGCGGCGATACCTTCGATGACGACATCCGTTACGCCGCTGCGGGCCGACAGAAGCGCGTGGATCGCGGCACCCTCCGTGGCGATCCCGCCCCCGGAGTTGATATGCACCGCGAGAGGCTCGCCATCCTCAATTTCCGCAAGGGCGAGCACAACATCGGACGACGTGAACCCGTCGGAAAAATAGTAGTCACCGACGTAGCCGGAAAGCCGAAGCTTTCCGTCTTCAAGAATCGCAGCCATGTTCTTTCCTCAGTAAGGGCGGTACCGCGCGCTGATGGCGTAGCGGGTCCGCTTGGGGGCGGTTCCAAGGCTGGCTTCACAGGCCGCCTTGGCATCGGCGATCATCGCGTCGAGATCGGCCAGCTTCGAGCCGGACGAAAAGCGCGTCCGGCGCGTGGTAACAGGGGAGCGGATCTCGATTTCCTCGACCACACCACCGGTCGCGAGCCGCACCCTGTAAGCCTGAAGCGCCCGGCAGAGGGCGCAGGGGTCGTTCACGTCGACCGGGACACCGGCGATAACGACAATATTCGGTTCGGATGATCCACTCATGCGCCGGCCCTCGCTGGCTCGCGGTTGCCGTCGACAGCGCCACCATCTGGACCACCGCCACCGCGGATCCGTTCGAAAGGATTGGGAAGCCCCATTTCCGTCAGCGTCTTGAGTTCTCGTTCCCGCTGTGCTGCAGTCTCTTCCCAGTCGCGGCCATACTCCGCGCACTCGTCGGCCAGGGACGAAACTCCCGTTTCGAGGCGGACTTTGGCAGCATTGGCGCTCTTGTAGTCATCAGCCGAGGGCTTGGCCGGTCCCTGCCATTCCGCCCAGCACACCTTGTCGCGGTTCGCGGCGAACGCGCGATACCCTCCCTTGAAAGGAATTGCACCTGTTCCGATTTTCTCGTCGAGAAAAGATTCGTAGACGGACTGACAAAATGGCGCCGGGATCCGCTCGCGACGACGGCATGCCAGGGGATGAACAGTCGCCGTCGCCATCCTGACAGACGAATAGCTCGCAGAGGTGAAGTCCATCGAAAAACTCTCGATCGTCACACCCAGGCGGCGAGCCATCTCGCGCTTAAGGTTTTGGTCAAACGGCAGATAGGTCCCGCCCGGCGTAGAAGCCGTTTTGAAGTCAAGCTCCTCGCCTGGTCCCAGGTGGCCAATACGCGCGGTATCCGCAAGATTGATGCCGCCTGACTTGAGCGCCTCGAACCGGGCTCCCCAAACATCGACGAAATCCTGCACAAGCTGCTCGACACCCTCTACCTTTACTCCGTCCGTATCGCCCAGCGTCTGGATCGCCTGAAAGGCTTCTTCGCTCGGTTCCGGGCTTTTGATGACGGCGGCAAAGATCGTCTGGAGCAGCGCCGTCGCAAGTGTAGCATCTGCCAGCTGATCGCTCTGCGCGATCACCTTCAGGATCGGCGCCATGATTGAAATGCCGCGCGGGCTGTCCGGGTTATCACCGCGATCAAGGACATGGACGACTTGCGCAAGCCCATTCGGCAGCACGAACGCAAGGTCGTGGTCAACATCGATGCCGCCCTCGCGCCGTTTGAAGCGGCAATGGGTCGGTCTGCCATTGGCGTCATGAAATATGCCACTTTCCAGTCCCTCGAACTCGCGCGTGGTATGGGGGACCCGATGCGGAGCAACGATGTTCACCTTCGTCCCCGTTTGCACGCCGTACGCTCTGCGCATCCGCTCATCGAAGAACGAGATTACGCCGAAACCTTCCCCGCCGCCGATGTAGTACCGCATAAGCCCGTCGCACATCTCGGGGATGGTCGCCTTCCCGGCGAGGTCGCATTCACGCGGGTTCCAAGACCAGCGGCGCCACTCCGCCTCCACCAGCTTGCACCATTCGGACCGCTCCTTGTCATCGTAGCCGAGCCTGGACAGATCAGGTCGGGCATTCAATTTCAGTTCGGTTCCGATGGTGTCGACGATCATCTGGTCGCACGCGCCGGCAATCCATCCGGAATTCTGCATGAAGTCGAACGCGAGAGCCGACGCGCGCAACGCTGCTTCGCGCACGTCATGCCGCCCGTCGCGACGAACGGCATGCCGCATCGACAATACGCCTGTGCGATCGCGGTTGAGATAGCGCATCTCGACCGGAGCCGCAGGCTTCGCTTTCGGCTTGCCGATATGCAGGTCAGCGCGTCCGGCCGGAACCCTGACCCTCGGTTTCGTTGCATTCATTGTCTTGCGCTACCTTTTGTAGGCAGCCCACCGCACGTTGCGACGAGCCGGTTTTTTATCCGGTGCAGATACGACAGAGACGACCGGCGGCAGAGCGGCGCGCTCTGGCGCCGACGAAAGAAGGTCGACGTCTCCAGCGGGTTCGTAAAGCGCGCGAAGCCGCGCCCAGTCGCCGGGCGACATCCGCGAGAGCCCAATGTGCTCGGCCATCGCCATCGCGTAAATCCGGCAATCGAGCCAGTGATTGTCCACGCGCCGCGGCTTCCACTCCTCGAAGAGCTTCCCGCGGATCAGCTTTTGTTCGAAATATTCAGCCGTGATCTGCTGAAAGAACTCTTCGCCGAGTTCCTTGTGAAAATGGCAGTACCCCGGCGGATCGCACGGCTCGCCAGCCGCAAGTCCTGTCTTGTGCAGGTTTCCGTAGAACTCCGCTTTCAGCGACCAGGTGCCGACTGGCCATGACATTGCCGAACCATACCGTTTACGCTTGCCTTTTTTCGTGACCGACTTTCGTTGCGGCTGGCTGATAGCCGGCCGGCCGCGTCCGGGCTCACCTTTGACAGCGTAGGTGTTCGGGCGGCGACGGCACCACTCAAGCACCTGATTCGTTCGGTAACCGGCGTCAACGCCAAGCGCGTCCAATTTGCGCAGGACGCCGTACGCGTCTGGAAACTCCCTAGCCGTGAATTCATCCAGCAGGAGCCACGCCCCCGCCTGCGGATTGTCTGTCGCGCCGGAGAAATAATCGGCTGCCACCGTCCAGCTTTGGCGGTCCTGGCCAAACGCCACGAGCTCGACGTATATCCCGTGACTTTGCACGTCGGCGCCGCCAACGAAGATGAGGCCTCCCGCCGGGATGACGTCGGGCTTGTAGTCTTCTCGCCGCTCCATGAGACGGACATGGTCGGGAGCGTTCCCCTTCATCTGATAGGCGAGCGCAAGCACCAGGTTACTGTAGTCCTTTGCCCCCGACTCCCCTTTGCTCTCCGATGCAATGCGGTCTTCGGCGATCGCCTCGTACGACATCATCAGAGACATGAAGGCATCGACGTGAAAGCCGGGATGCCGGTCAGGGCCGCGCAGCGTCGGGATGTAATGCCCTTCCCGTACGCAGACCACGCGTTCCATCTCGGAGATCAGGTGTCCGCACGATATGCAGCGCATTGTTGTGCGATGCGGATGCGCGCGATCAATGACAAGGTTCTGATCGTACTGCACCTGCTCGAACGAGCATTCCGGACACTTGATGTGCCAGAACCGCTGATCCGACCGGCGAAAAGAGCGATCGATGCGGCAGTGACCTGGTGCCTCGCCAAGAGCGTCACCGCTGTCGAGCTCCGGCGTGGACAGCTCAAGGATCTTGTAGGTTTTCTGCCGCCGAAATGCGGTAAAACGTCCGAAGAAAAGAGTTTCGGGATCGGAGCCGTCCGGAAAAAGCTCCCACTTGGAGACCTCGTCCTTGACGCCGTACCGGACGGTCTTGCCTGACAGATCCTTCTTCGTGTTGGCGTTGCCAAGATAGATGAAAGTGTCCTGCCCGACTTTCTTCGTATAGGTCGTCGACCCTGCCGCATCGATAACCCGCTTTTCCGTTTTCTCCTGCCATGTGTCGATCAGCGGCTGCAGTTTACCGCTGTTGAGGTCCTGCAAGAGATCGATACCCGGCGCCGCATAGAGCGCGTTGTCCGGGCACATCTCGGCGATGTAGAGCATCCATGCCAGCGCGAGTATCGACACACCAGTTTGCTGGGCCTTGCGCACTGTGACCAGGTTGCATGGATGCTCCTGGCTTAGGCACTCGGCGATCTCAAGCAGGTACGGCGCATCTTCCGCCGACCAGAACTCTCCCTTGCGAGAACCGTCGACGAGGACAATGTTCGATGCGAGCCACTTGGGAAATGGCAGCGGCGGGGTCGGTCGAATGGAACCGGCGAGCGCTCGCGTAACGATCCCAAGCGCACCAGGATGGGCGTTCACGCGTCTTCATCCTCGATCAGGGCATCCGTGGCCGTCGCCTCGTCGGCCACGAGCTCAAGACGATTGGCGATCTCGTTGCCAATTTCGAAAGCGACTTGTCGAAGTAGAACGCGAACGCCGTGAACACCTTCCTTGGAAACGGCCATAGCGATGTCATCGGCCTTGTTGGCGAGGCGTCGAACAATGTTCTGGATCTCACGGCCCGCAACGCGCTGCGCCTCCTCCACCTTGTCTCGCCGCAATAGCAGCCCGACCTCCTCCTGATGCCGGATCCGTTCCCGCCCAACCTTCAGCCATTCCGATTGACGCCTTGCCTCATCGAACGAGTCGCTGGGATCAAGCGGCCCTGTCGGGCTCGACGACGATACGGAGCGGATTGGGGCCGTCGCCTTGGCCGGGTTCACAAAGCGCTGACGGTGATGATCATAGTGCGCCAGTGAGATGCGCATCACGCGGCCCTGCCCATCTCGCTCAACAGGCGTGTCCGGCCTCTCTTCGATCAGCTTTTTGGCGGCCTTGGAAACGGCTGCCTTTGAGACCTTATCGCGATCGGCGATCTGGGCGATCGACCACATCACCAGCGTTTCGCCACTCATTGCCCCACCGTTAACCTCTTCTGATCGTCAACCGCGCGGCGTTAACCTCGTTAACCCCGTTAACCCAATATTTTCGCACAAAAGTCGGACAGGTTTCGGGGGTCGCCCCGGCCCGTGGGCGGTTTCGACGGGTGTACGGTCCCTGAACGGGGGGTCATTGAGGGAGGAGGCGACCCAGTTCATGGAGGACGCGAGGCACGAGGTGATCCTGAATGACCCCGGCCAGGACTTTTAGGAACTCATCCGGGTTGTTCGTGATGTCGTGAGCCGGATTGGCCCCGTACAGTTCACGGATGGGTAGGCGGGCAGCGCCTTCGCGTATCATGACGCCACGGTGACCGCTGGCCATGGTGGCAATGAACGCCGACCTGTAGGAACCGCGATTTCTAACCGAGACACCCGTTTTGGTCTGCCGCGCGCCGAGCTTCGCGAGCGGCACCCATCCTGACTCCATGACCGCCTCGATCGAATTGCCGCCCGCATTGAAGTAGGCGGTGGTCAGTGCCCGGACCATTCCGACCGGTATATCCGTTCGCTCGCTGGATCTGCGGATAATGCGCGTGCGTGTGACATCACGCACGCGGCGCATTGCCCTCGCAAAAGCCTTGGTCTTGATCTCGCCCGGCAGTCGCGCAATCGCCCGACCGAGCGTGTCCAGTTCAGATGCGTCAACGAAGATTTCAACGGCCATATCCTTTGATGCACGAAAGGCGACCTTTCGGCCGCCTTCGCATCGTCTGGTCAAAGCTGTCGCACCGGCCCTGAATCGGTGCCTCATCATCGAGGCTGTCAGGGTTGGGGCTGACCGGCGTACCGACCTCGGGATTGCTCCCCGCTGTTTAGGCGTTCTCAGAGGCTCACTTCAGGATCATCAGTTCATCCAGTGCGAAATGACTCTCACAGTTTCCTGAGCAGCGCAAGTGGCACCGATACCGGAACTTCTCCACCCATGAAGCTGATGGCGACGACGACATCGCCACGCCCCTTCCGGTTCGGCGAGGCGACAATCGCATGCTGTCCGGAGAACGGCCCAGCGGTAATGAAAACCCGCTCCCCAGCCGTCACAACGATATCCACCGGGCGCTCCCAATCATAGGTGCCCGCGTTCGCCAAGGCATTGAAACGGTTCACCTCAACCTCGCTCAACCGCTTGGGGCGGTCGCACCCGCCGAGCACGTCGATCACATGATCGATGCCTAGCAAGCCGGTCAGATATGCCGTTACCTGGAGTATCTGGACCAACACGTAACCATGCATGACCGGCATCATCGCGCCCTCAATCACGCGGTGACGGCGGCGCAGATCAGGGCCCTTGCGCATGGGAACGAGAGCCACCAATCCGGCTTCGCACAGGGACTTTTCCACAGCCAGTTCGCGCCCGGTCCAGACGCGAAGCGCAAACCAGGGCGCCCGGCCGGCACTGATTCGGCAATTCACCGTTGCGAGCGCGCCCTCGTCCAGCTGTGCCGCCGAGATGCGTCGCATCCGCTCGGCAAACCTCTCACCGGTGCGCGCTGCGATAGGATGCCCTACGAAACCGTTATGCTGCATGTTCATCGCCCCGCTCCTCAGGTGCATCGAGTATCTCTCTTGCCGCCGCCTCAAATCGTGAGAGGCCGGCCGGCCCGCCCCGCGGCAGCCACACGACGTCCATGCGGCCCGGATCCGGCAATCTCGGCCAGCCCATGCGCTCGTCATGCGCAAGCCACTCAGCGAACAGCGGGCTGTCGACCGGAACAGGCTCGCAGAGGTCCTTGAGCGGCAGATACCTCGCATCGACCGCGGCCGGTTGATGGATCTTGGCCTTCTCATGCAGCGCGTTGACGGCAGGGTAGCCGGTCTCGGAAAGCCGAAAGCGCCGCTCGTCTTCATCGAAGCCGTCAGGAAAGACGAGCCTGCCGTCTGCGCCAAGGGAAATTCCCTTGCGAGCCAGATACTTCTCCGCGATGCCCGGATTACGCTTGATGGCCTCGAAATGGCGAATAACCGCATCACGAACGTTGAGCGGCACCTCGCTGTCGTCGGGGCCCGGCAGGCACAGCCAGGCGCGCAGCGCGCCGAAGAGCGGGCCGAAAGGAGGTGCCGGCACCTTCTCGGGCGGCCGCGATGCCGAGTGACCCGTTGGGGCGGCAAGCATCTCCCAAACGCGATCGCGGAAGAAGTTCGCCACCGGCATGGGCTTTCTCACGCCATCCCGCTTGCACTTGGCGAGAAACGGATCTCGGTACCGGCAAGCCTTGTCGCGGTCTTCCTCGCTCAGCTGCTCGAACTGCTTGGCGATGTGGCCGATGGTCGACGCCGACCACTTCGGCCATTCGCCCTCCTGGTAGCCCTCGCCCGACACGAACCGCTGAACCCGCTTCACCAGATCGGCATAGCTTCCAGATTTCTTTTCAGGCCCAGAGATCGCGCTCGCGCCCTCTCTCTCGTTACTGGTTTCTCTTACGGGTTCCCTTACAGGTTCTATTGAGGACTCCTGAGTCCGGTTCAAAGCGTCGGATTTGTCCGGTTCAAGGGAGCAATCCTGTCCGGTTGACGCTGCCGGTGAAGCGGACAAATTGTCCGGTTGATTTTCGGCGGGTTCGTCCGGTGCGAGAGGGCGAAAACCCTCTTCAAAACCAAGGCTGTAGCGGTTGGCCTTGCGGTTTTTCCCCTCGCGCTGCTCGACCCAGTTGATGAAGCCCTTCGCGCGCAGCGAATCGAGCGCGCGCCGAATGGATCGAACGTCAATCTCGCAAGCGTCGGCGAGATAGTCCTGCTTTGGATAACACCCGAAAATCGGATTGTGGCAGTCCGCCAGGTGCCATAGCACCCGCGCTTCGGTGCAGGATATGCCCCGCACCTTGACGGCCCAGATGGTTGCCTCGTGGCTCACGTCTTCACGTCCCCTCGTACAGACGGCTGTAACGCCGCGCGTTCGAGAAAGGCCGCGAACAGCCTTTCGACCGCCTCCCTCGCTTTTTGCTGATTTTCAGATTTCCCCTCCTGGGGAGACGGGCGCCCGTTGACCCACAGGCGCCAGCGCCACTTTCCGCCCGGGCACGCCGGCGAGAATACCGCGCCGACGCCGACCGTGCCGCAAAAGTAAACGAGCCGCGAAGGTTGCCAGACCCACTCGAACATCAGGCAGCCTCCTTGAGCTCATCGGCCGCAAGGTGATTGCAGTTCACAGCCACCAAAGCCCGCGCAACCGGGGGGCACACGCTGTTTCCAACGCAGGAGATCTGGACTTCCTTCGAGAAAGGCACCCACAACGGTCCGCCGTTGTGGCCAAGGCGGGAGTTGTCGAAATAGCCGTCAATCCGATAGTCGGATGGAAATCCCTGCGCATTGTAGAGTTCACGAGGCGTCAGCATGCGCATGCCGATATCGACGACGACGAAAGTCCCGCCGTCGACTTCGATCGTTACAAACTCCCGGTCATCCCAGAAACCGTGCGCCCGCAGGAACGCTGCGACCTGACGAGCCCGCGCGGCTTGGCTCTCTGTGAACGGGGGCACATCAACAACGGCTTCGACATGCGCATGACGCGGCTTGACGGTGGCCGTTCGCATGGCCTCATCTTCGCGCGAACCCTCACCCGTCCCGTAATAAGACTGCAGATAGGGCATTATCAGGCGGCTTTTGCCCTGCCCATCTGGCATGATGGTGGCGGCCGGCACGTCGACGGCGTGGCCCGTGGAAGTGCCAAAGTCACGCGCGATGAATGCCGAGACGATTTGCTGGTGACTGCCGGATTGCGTGATCGTGGATGAAGCTTCCGTAATCGGGCGGCCGGGATTGACCCCGCCAATACGTCGGCTGTCGTTGTTCGCCTGCGCCATGTACGCGCAGACGACAGCGTTTTGATCCTTGCCACTGGCAGTGATCGTCTGAGCTTGGCCGTCAGCTGGACGGTTCGCACCTCCATGCTGCGCATAGGTTAGAACCGGGGCAATCAACGCATGCCGATTTTCACACGGGATAACCCGGATTGCATCGTCGACCGGCGCGCAACGGTCGTCGCCGCCGGCACCCTTGCCGTAGTAGGCGCTGAGGTGCGGCGCGATGAGAGCATGCTTGACGCCGCCAGCTACGACCGTGCCCAAAGGCTGATCCACGCTCATGCAGCGCGGCGCCTGGCCCGCACGCTCACCATACCCTGTCTGCACGAGGAAGGGCCGAGGGGCGCGCAACACGAAGCGGTCGAACCCACGGGCAACGCGAGCGTGGGAGGCATCCGCCAGAGGACGCACCGCGCGCAGACCATGCTTCTCCCAGATCTCTTCCGACGTGTCGAAGATCGAAGGGCAAGGCAGACCGAAGTCGATACAATCCGCCACGATCGGCCAAGGAAGCTTACGTCCTGCGATCACATCTTGATCATCCGGACTGCCATGGGACGGCTCTGGCCACACAATCGGCTGTCCATCAAAGCGCATGATGATGAAGAGCCGGCGCCGTATGGTCGGCGCGCCGTAGTCCCGACCGCGCAACTGCCGCATCTCGATCTTGGCGCCGAGCCTTCGGAGCTTTCGGCACCACTTATGGAAGGTTTCGCCCTTGCGTGCCGGGTCCGGCATCTCGCCCTTCGCAGTCAGGATCAAGGGGCCGTAATCCTTGAACTCCTCGACGTTCTCCATGATCACGACATCGACCTTGCCCCCGCTCTTTTGAATCCGCTCGATCCAACCCGGGATGATCCAGCAAAGGTCGCGAATGTTGCGAGCGACAGGCTTTCCGCCCTTTGCTTTGGAGAAGTGTTTGCAGTCGGGAGAGAACCAGGCGAGGCCAATGTGCTTTCCGCGGAGGTGGTCAAGCGGGTCGATCTTGTAGACATTTTCAGAAAGGTGGACGGTCTCCGGATGATTGGCGGCGTGTAGAGCAAGCGCCGACGCGTTGTGGTTGATCGCGAAATCGGGAGAGCGACCGAGAGCCTGTTCAATTCCCGTCGAGGCACCGCCGCCGCCGGCGAAGCTGTCGATAATCAGCGGGCGGCTAGGCAGAGCCTCGACGGATACCGACGCAAAGAGATCGTCACGGAACATCGGACGCACTCCCCATGATCGCTGAGGATGCGGACGCAAAATGCCGGCACGGCGGAGAAAGAAAGAGGATGGCGAAATCGAGGATCAGATCCGCCACCTGAAGGTCCGGATCCAATGTCTTCGCGTGGCCTACGGCATGCAGCGACAACGCGCCCACGCCGGAATGATCGACCACGGCAAGCGAACTGCCGCTTGGCCGTGCAGATGCGGTGACTTCAGTTGGCATTAGCATGAACAGCTTCCCCCTTCCTAACGGCTTCCCACATGTCCGACCGCGCCATTTCGACGGCGAGCTCGATGGTCAGCGGATAGCGGCCATCGGCCAGTCTTCTGGATTGCTGGCGCACCAGGAGCGCCACGAGATAGGCTCGCCCCTCGGCGAAACCGGCATGGTCGAGCGCGGCGGCAATCTGCCGCCCGGCCAGGCTGGCGTAGTGAAGCGGGATCGCGGACAGCCATTCGGCCCGCGCTCGATCCGTCGCAGCGTCGCGCAGGCTATCAATGAGCGGAAGTTCATTGCCGCGCGGAGGGTCGTCGGTCATGGCCGCGCCTCCCGTGTTTCACGTTTGCCAATTGCTGTAACAGTTTGATTTTTCAGAAGCGGCACCCAGACGAGGTAGCGTGCCGCATCGACCTCCATGGCCGCGCAGAGCGCGAGCAGGCTTTCCGCCGACAGGATTTTCCCCGTGCAGGCGCGCGACAGCATGGCCGGGTTGAGGCCCCTGAAGGTGGAAGAGGCGTTGCGGGTCGAGAGACCGTGCCCGCGAAGCCACGCGGTCACGTCTTCCGCAAGGCGCTCGCGGTCGATGCCCGGTTTGACGTCGCTCATCCCGGCACCTCGCTTCCGTCCGAAAGGTCAGCCTGCCCGCCCTCGGTCAGCCGCAGGCCGAGTGCCGACGGTGCGATGCCGAGTGACGTCCAGATCCTGCCGCGCGGGCTCGGCGCCGTCAGTTGCCCCGTCCACGCCATGCGGAATTCTTCCTTGGAGACGCCAGCCTGCTGGCGAAGCTGCTCCTTTGCGGCACGCACGCCCGATGCGCTGGGCGCGGCATAGCCGCCCGCCATCGCCAGGTATTGTGCCCGGATGTGCAGGAAGGATTTCAGCATGGCGGGCGAGAGGTCATGCGGCATCGTCGGCTTCCAAGCCGAGCGCGGCGAACATGTCGGGCACGGCGATCTTCGCCTCCGCGGCGCGGCAATAGCGCAGGCCGTCCTCGAAATAGGTCGCGGACAGTTCCGACGCCTGCCCGCGCCGGCCTTTCAGGATTGCGCGGTAGGGCACGGTCATCAGTCCGCCGAACGGATCGTAGACAAGGTCGCCCTTGTCGGAATAGCGATCGATCAGCCGGTCAACGATGTCGAACTGCAGCGGGCAGACGTGTTTTTCGAGATTCTTGTGCGCCTGCTCGCCGTTGAGCGTGCGCATGCGCGCGATGTCGGTCCACACGGCCGGGTGCTTTGATGGCGGCGCGAGCGTCATGTACGTCTTCGACAGGTTGTCACGCGCCGCAAGCTCTTCGCCGAGCTGGCAATGCGCCTCGAAATCATAGACGGCGTCGCCGGTTGCCATGTCCCGGAAAGCCTTCATGGCGGACTTGGAGCCCATGCGAACAAGCTCGTCCGTCGTCAGAAGACGGTTACCCGAAGACGGCCAGAAGGCATGCGCATCGAGCTGCCAGCGCGCCAGGGTGTAGCCCACGCCGGGGACCTGCGGCCGGCGGTCACCGTCCGTCCATTCGGCGGTATCGCCATCGCCGGTGATAACGCGCGGACGCTCATGTTCGACGCGGATATCCGCGTAACCCTTGGTACGGTCGCTTTGCGGCTTGCGCAGGAGGAGGATGTATTCCGGACTGCCGACGCTCATCTTCGTGGCGTCCTTCATCATCTCGGAATAGGTCAGACGGTAGGTCTGGTTGTTCTCGTAGACCACGTCCGTCGTGACGGTGATCATGCCGCAATACTGGAAGCCGTGCTTCAGGTAGTGGAAGATCGCTTCGGCGTGGAACGGCGAAACGGTCGGCACCCCCTCGCCCGTGACGCTGCCGAACAGCACGCGGTCCTTCACATGGATGCAGGCAAGGCGGCCGGGTGACAGGATCCGCAAAAGCTCCGGCGTCAGGAAATCCATCTGGGCCCAGAAATGGGCATTGTCGTCGGTATGGCCGAAATCGTTGTAGCTCGCCGAATACTCGTAGTGATTGGCGAAGGGGATTGAGGTCACCAGTAACCCAACGGAATTGCTGTCCGCCCGCCGCGCTTCATCGACGCAATCATTGTGCGCGATGCGGAATGACGTCCCGTCCTCGACCCGGCGCGTGACCCCCATGGAGCGGGCAAGCACATCGTCGACGGGCAGACGGTCGAGACCATAGCGCCGGACGATCTCCGCCATGCGCTCCATCTGGATGTCATGGTCCCGCCACTTGCGTTCGAGATCACGACGGACCTCGCGCTCCGCTTCGGAATAGATGATGTCGATCCAGACCTCATGGCTTTGCCCGAAGCGCCAGACGCGATGCACCGCCTGAATGAAATCGTGGAACTTGAAGCCGATCCCGGCGAAGATCGACCAGAAGCAGTGCTTTTGGAAGTTGCAGCCGGCGCCGCTCATCTCCGGCTTGGTGGCGAGATCGCGGAACTGCCCCTCCTTGAAACCGACCGCGTTCGCCTCGTTCAAGTCGAGCGATTGCGAGCCGTAGATCGACCGGACGCCCGGTACGGCGGCCTCGATCGCGCGGCGCTCGTCTTCGAGGTCGTGCCAGAGGATGCGGTGGAAATCGGGTTGCTCCGCGATCAGCTCCGCCATCTTTGCGATACGCGCCGAAAGGCTGTCCCGCTTCGCCGCGGCCGCCTGCGTCACGCCCAGCGCCGTGTTGCGGATCAAAAGGCCCTGCCCGTCTCGATCGTAGCCTGCGCCCGTATGGTCGATCGGCACCTCGTGCCACCGCACGCGCAGCGGCGGAAGGTCATAGCCCGTGTCATCACAACCGAGGTCCGACGGCTTCTGCAGGAAGATCGCCCAGCTATGCACCCACAGCCAGAATTCCTCTTCCTTGTGCGGGAAGAGTTGGAGGTCGCCGGCCTTTTCGGAATTGCGCTGGAAGAACCGGGTCAGCGCCTGTCCGGTGTCCATGACGCCGAGGAAGCCGGCATAGTGGATCAGTTCTTTCGTCCTGTTCGGCGAGGGCGTGGCAGTGGCCACGAACTTGAAGCGGACATTGGAAAACAGCGGGAGGAACGTTTGGAACGTCTTTGTCCCGTAGCCGCGCAGCACCGCCGCCTCGTCCAGGCTCACCCCGGTGAATTGCGACGGCTCGATCTTGCCGTCGCGCACGCTTTCGTAGTTCGTGAGAAAGATGAGCGGCGCGTCTTCGGATGACGCATCCCTGTCGGCGTCCGTGATCTCGGATGTCGTGCGAATGAACTTCAGGCGCACGGCGAAGTCGCCGGTAAAGCGTTCGGCCGCCTCGCCGAAGAACTCCTGGCGGACGCCGAGGGGCAGCACGATCAGGCAAAGCCCACCCGTCATCTTGCGGATAACGCGCATCAGATCGATCTGCATGGCCGTCTTGTGCAGGCCGAAGTTTGCGAAGATCGCCCTTCGCCCGCCCTTCAGCGCCCACTTGTTGATGATGCGGCAATGCGGCTTCATCGCCGGATTGATCATCTCCATCGGCACGTCGAGGCCATCGGCCGTGGCCAGTTTCATTTTGCCGCGCAGGAAGGAATCGTACTCGTGAAGGGTCATGCAGCCGTCTGCCTTTCCGCCCGCCACGCCTTGACCGCTTCCGCTGCATTGGCAGCGGCGGTCAGGTGCAGGCCCTCTGCGGTCGGAAACCAGAAGCCGTCCGCGTTCTTGTCGATGAGGTTGTTCTCCGCCATGGCGGTGATCAGGGCGTCGGCCACGCTTGGCCGCACGCCGATGGCGCGCCGCAGGATCGCGCCGTCGAACGGCTCCATGTGTTTCAGCCAGAGGACGGCGCGCTCGATCTCCCCGTCGACGCGTTCGTCGAGCGACAGCCGCGGCGTCGATCGCGCGAATTCGTCTGGCGGCGCAGGGCCGAAGGAGATCGGCGAGACATGGCCGCCAGCGCCAGGCGCAAGCGGATCCGCCAGCATGAACGCTTGCCAGTCGACGCGGATGATCTGCGGATAGCCCGAACCATAGGAGCCGTCCTCATTGCGCTCCCAGACGAACCAGCCGGTGTTCATCTGGCTGGAGGCCTCGTTGCCGGTCCAGCCGTCGCGGTGCATCATCGGCAGACGCCGGGTGAAGACGTAGATCCGGCTCGGCGGATTTTCGTCCATGACGAATCGCCGATCGGGATCCTCGAAACCGCACATGAAATTGAGGTTCAGCAGCAGCGCCATCTTGCCCGGCTTGTGCTCGCGCAGCGCATGGGCGGCGTAGGCGTTCGCAATTCCAAACGCGGGATTGGTGACGAGATCGGCTTTGCCGACAGATTTCGAAAGCAGGAAATTGCCGACCGCCTGGCACTCGCCGTGGCGAGTGGCGATCGCGCGGTCGACCAAGTCGGAAATCGTGACCTCGTAGCCCGCCGCCTCCAGTGGCCGCAGGATCGCGCCCTTGCCGACGCTCGGCTCCAGGATGTTAAGGCTGAAGCTTTCCAGCGCGAGAAGTGTCCGCATCGCCTGAATGGGCGTCTGGTAGAGCTCGTCGCCGCGCTCCTCCTCCGTGGCGCGTTTCGTTCCGATCGCATGGCCCGCGGCCTTCTTCATCGCGGCGCGGGTCGGTTCCATCCCTTCGGCAAGCCGGGCCTCGACGACACGCTCGACGGCATCGGGATCGGACCGCACCATGTCGCGGATCTTGCGTGCGCCGTGGAGCTTCGCGGCATCGAGCCCGACATCGGCGAGCGTGAAAACATTTTCGCCGGAAATGTTTTTCGGACGGCCGCGCCGGGCGAGCTCGCCTTTCGCCTGCGCTTCGTCGACCGCATCGGCCATCGCCACGTAGCAGAGGCTTTCGATCTTGAGCGCTTCGGCCTGCATGCGGCGCGAGCGATCGACGAGCTCGCGCGACGCCTTCACCCGTTCCGCGCTGTCGCCCGCCGCCTTGGCCTGATCGTAGGCGACGGACGAGATCTTGAGGGCAGCGTCCGTCGCGCCGGCATCCAGGAGCGCCCGCGCCGTTTCGATCGCCACGACGAGATCGGATCCGTCCGCGACTGGAATGACGTTGATGGCGGCGACCGTCATGGCCGCGCCTGCTCGGTTGCCGGAGGCGCTGGCAAGGCCATGCGTTGCGGGAAGGCTTTGTCGAGACCTTCGCCGATAAAAGCCGCCGCGAGATCGTATCGTGAAATGCCCGTTGCACCAGACCGGCGCTTCTTCTTGGCGATTTCCTCCGCCTCATCCAGTGCCTGCCAAATATCGAACTCGTCGAAGAATGAGGCGAGGTCGACCTTGCCTTTAACCAGCCAAGGACGATCCGCGACTGCCGAGAAGGCAGGCTTGAGGATTTCGTTGGAGTAGGCTGTTGCCTGCTCGCCGAACTCAGACCGACGAATGCCGGAAAGCGTGAGCCTGGCTGCACTGCCCTTCCCGCGCTTCACAGCATCCCGGATCAATCGAATGGCATAGATTTCACCAGGCTTCTTTGCGTCCGTGGCATTGTTGCCGAGCATCAGCCGGCAGCCGGCGTCCGCGCACACCTTCGCGCAGTCCAGCGCCCAGCTTTCACCGGCCGCGAGCGCCGCCTTTAGAATGTTCCAGCTGGTCACTTTCGTCACGAGCCCGTTGACGGCGGCGAAACTTGCAGCCTGTTCGCCCGGGTCCATCTGTACGATTTGGCAAGGCACCTCCTCGAAACCACACAGGGCGGCGGCGTGGGTGCGATGCTGCGCGTCGATGATCGCGAACCTGCCGCCTTCAACAGGCGCGACGAAAACGGTTGAAAAGCGCGACCAGCGAAACCTCTCCGCAATACGCCGGATTGCGCTCCAGTTTTCGCGCTTCAATTCGCGCTGGTAGGTATCATCGACGACAAGGTTGGAGATCTTGATCCATTGCAGGATCGGGGCCGCGCCTGCATCTGGCGCCTCGGGAAAATTCCCGGGAGGAACATCGATCAGGCGAAAGGAGGACATCCTATTCGTCCCCCACGACACGCAGCCCGGCCGGCGCTCCGCCGCGCGCCTTGATAGCGGCAAGTGACGAGCGAAGAGAGCTGGCGGTGCGCTCCAGGCCAGCGGCCAGCCTGTCGATGTTCTGTGCTTCGGTCGGCGTCACCTGCCCATCGGAAATCGCGACCGCCATGCCGTGCGCCAGTTCCGCCGCCTGTCGCATGAGTTCAGCGTGCGAGAGCATGACGCAGACATCCTGCGCGCGCTCGGCTTCCGGATCGGTAAGGCGGCGGCCGTTCACTTCGGCGAGAACGGCCGTCACAAGGGCCACGCCGCAATCGGCTTCAAGCACCCGGATGGCCCCGACCGGCATGAGATCGGGATCAGAAGGATTGTTCCAGCGGCCGACTTGGCTCTTGGAAAAACCGCTGATCGATTCGACGCGGGCTATACCCCCGCAACGCTCGATCAGGTCACGCTGCGCCGCCTTGATGCGGTAGAGGAAAGGATCGGACATACGGGGCTCCGGACACAAAAAAACACATTCCCGCGCCGGGAATTCCGGTCGGGTTTTCCCGTGGCGGGAAAGACGAAACTGCTGGAAAGATCAGAGCCTCAGATCACGGGGGCCCACATGGCAGATGCACGCGAAAGAATCGGACCCCGCCGTCACGACGTTTCGTGCGGCGCAATGACGGCGGGGCTCCCCTCGCTCGCCGCGCATGGTGCAGGCAGCTGCCAGCGCGGCGCACGGGCGCGGGATGGGAAAAAGAAGATGGCGCCGGAGCGACCCGCAACGCAAAACCTGTCGGCTTCGCGCTCCGGCGCCAGGTGGCAGGGCGAGCGGGGGAGGTTACCGCCCAGCGTCCATGCCCTGCAGGGGAAGAGGAGAGAATGACAATCATTCTGCGGCCTCCGCGACAGGCGCGGGACGTCTGACACCATCGGGCCATGCCGTATCTGATGGCCAATGCGCTGACAGCCACTCGATCGCACGCTCAAGCCGGCGCGCACCGATATCCGCCCCGCCGCGAACAGCCGTCAAACGTTTTCCATCGTTGAATATCCGAGACGACAACGTCGTCTCAGCGATCCCGGTGGCGGCGCAAAAGCAGTCCGAAAGTTTCAGCAGATCGTCAATCATGCGCAAGTCATGCGGTACATATACCGAATTGTCAAGGTCCATGTACCGAATGCCAGCGCATATCAGCTACGGTATATTTACCGAATGAACACGAAAACGACAGAAGCCTTGCTCAATCAAATCCTTGGCCGCGTTCAGCGACGCCTGGACAAGCTTAGGATGAGCGAGCATGCCGCCGAGAAAAAAGCCGGCTCCACGATCGGGACAATCCGAAACTGGCGTCGCGGCGCGATGCCGCGCATCGAGACGCTTGAGGTCCTGGCACCCGCGCTTGAGACCACACCGGAGTGGCTGGCCTACGAGGCCGGCCCTGAGAGCATTGACGAGGCGATCATCACAAAGCCTTCGCTGATGGTGCCGAAGATCTCATGGATCAGCGCCGGAGCGTTCGCGACGACCGACGCGATCTATGAAACCGATGAATTCGAAGCCTATGTCGCGGTGTCCGGGCTTCCAGACGGCGAGTGGTACGCCTTCGACGTGCCAGAAGCGTTTGATTCGATGGACCGCATTTCACCGCCTGGGTCCGTGATCATCGTGAACCGGCGCGACAAGCGCCTCGTACCGAATGCGTGCTACGTCATCACCGATGGCGAGGGCGGCGCCACCTACAAGCGCTACCGCCCCAACCCAACACGGTTTGAACCTGTGTCGACAAATCCAGCACACGAGCCGATCTTTCCGGATGAAGGAAACGCACCCGGGATCTTCGGAAGAGTGAGACAGTCAATCCTGTCCATGTGATCCTCGAACACAGCCTCGACATTAAGCGCGCGCGCCTCGGCCGCGCGCTTTTTTGTTGATTCGGTTCTCACACCGAAAGAGCTCGCTGGCTAATTCGGTATATGTACCGATTATCTATTGACTAGGTACATGTACCGAATTATGTTCCGCTCGTTCCCCTCGAACAGCGGGCCGTCGTCCCCCCCCCAACCCCAAGCCCTGCGGCGGCCCGCACTTCGAGGTTTCACCAACGAACGGAGAAACCCCATGCAGCAGCATTCCGTCATCGCACGCTCTATCCCGATGGAGATGGCAAACTTTCTGCGCGGCCGCGGTGAAGAGGGCGTGACCCTCGAAGACATCGCCGTTGGCATCAATCGCAGCGAAGAAGAGGTGCAGCAGCACCTGCCCGAAGCACGCCGCATCGTGCGGCGCGTGCAGGCCGGCCGGGCGTAACCCGATGGGCCGGATCATCCCCGCCCTTCCCAAAAACGACCGTGAGCGGACCTTTGCCCGCGAACTCTGCCGCCGGCGCATAGCCGGCGCGCTCTATGCGCTGGCCTGTCTCCTGCCGGCCGCCACCTTCGCCGTCGTGATCGTCCTAGCCTGGAGAGGCCAATGACCTCGATTACCATCTACCTCGACAATGCCACCGAGGAGCGCCTGCGCCTTATCGCCGACGAGACCGGCCGGCGCGTGGAGGAACTCGCCGCAAGCGCCGTCTCCCAGGAAGCCCTCAGATACTTCCGGTCCCGGCATGACGATCCGGGCAGCAAGCCGGTGCGGGCATCGCTTGCCGCACGGCGTCTCGCCATGGAGATCACGCCCTGATGGCCGAGATCCTCACCTTTCCCCAGCCGCTCACCGTCGTGCGCCCCCAGCCCTGCCCGATCGTCGAGGCCGGCGGCGGCGCGGCTTCCGCGACCAGCTCGCTGCTCGGCGCGCTGCGCATGATCCGCGAAGGCGACAGCAGGGAGGCGGCCGGTCGCATGATCGACCAGGCCGACACACTGGAATGCCTCATGATCGCAGCACGCAACACGATCGCCCTGACCGGCGACCAGCCGCGCGACCGACATCTCGGGCTTGCCATCGCCGCATGGCTCGAAGCCAACGGAGGCCATGTCGAATGAAAACCGGCAACGCCTTCCGCTTGGGCGCGCTGCGCACCAAGCCCATGCCGACGGAGGCATCCATCTACAACGCGCTGCAGGCCGGCCGATCGCTCGACGGCATCGCCGAGCAGGTCGGTCTCGGCCGCGAGAGCCTTCGCATGCTGATCCGCTCGCGCCTGCCCGACTGGCAGAAGCGTCCGCCGCGCGAGATCCAAGAGGACGCGCGCCGGATCGTCGTGACCTGCGTCACTTACACCGGCAACGCGTATCGCACCGTATCCATTTCACTGCCGCGCATCTCGATGCACGTCGCAGCGCGCGAGGGGCTTCGCCATGTCTGACCTCATCCCGTTTCGCGTCCACTTTCAAGCCGAAGACGCCGCCCCGTTCGACACGATGGCGACCGACGCGCTCGACGCCCGCAAGCGCGCCGAGGTTGCCCGGCCTGACGAGCTGATCCGCAAGGTCAAACTTATCCGGGAGAAGACGGATGGCTGAAATTGCGAACCCCCGATACTGCCCGACCGCATGGCTTGATGAGGTGAACCCGCTCGCCGATACCCCGGAAGGGTTCGTTCGGCGCGAGGGCGGCGTCTGGCTCTTGATCGACCCCGACCACGAGCCGGACGAAGAAACCTTTTTCAAAGATGATCTTGTCGAAGGCCAGATCGTCAACTTCGCCCGCCTCATCACCCATGACGATTTCACGCTGACCATTCGCGAGAATGGCTCGTATTCCGCCAACCTTCCGCAGCTCCCCAGCGGGCACACAGCCTACCGCCTGTCGGAATGGGAATGGGAAGATTCCGTCGATGACCTCGAAGAGCTCATCCGGCTCGGCTTTTCTCCCTTTCAGAATTTGGTGAACGACACCGACACCCCGCTGCAACCCGGCAGCTACACCGTCGAATGCTGGACGTGGCAGGACCAGATCCCGTTCCGCTTCGCGCCGGAAGGCGAAGTGCCGAAGTTCGTTCTCTGCGCGGGCGCGAACTGATGGCCACCAACAGGCAGAAGGACCCTCGTCATGACTGAGCTCAAAGTCACCAATCCGGCAACGATCGCCCGGTTTGTTCAGTCGCTCGCCGAGCATGGCGTCAAGCTCCCGTTGGTGCAGTGCCCCGACGATGCTGGCACGCTCCTCGACGCGGATGAGAACCCCGTTCTTGTCGTCGATGTCGACCGCCAGAGGTCCGACGAGGACGTGGCGTGGATTGTCGGCATGATCCAGGTCGCAGTGAACACATGCGGCGGCTTCAAAGCGACGATCGTTTCGAAGGACGCCGAACATGATTGACCAGCGCGCATTGTTCGAAGCCGCGGTTGTCTCCCGTTTGAAGGAAAGGGGCCGCCTGTCCCTGACGCCTCGCGGCAAAGTCCCGACACGTAAGACGCTCTTCCCCACCGCCAGCATAGCTTCAGGAGGTTCAAACAATGGCTGATGCATCCGCATTCTGGCTGCCGATCGAGCTTGCCGACAAGGCGATCACTCAGGTGCAGGACTTCTCCGAGGTCGGCATCGTCCTGCGCAATTCGGATCGCTATTGGGTCCGCGACGACGATGGCCGCGTCTATGAGGCGTCGTGGACCGACGACAAGGCGGGCTACTGGTGGGACTGGGAAGGTGAAAGCCCGGTTGATCCGGTGCAGTTCATGCCGCACCCGCTAGATCCCCGATGGGCCGATATCGACCGATGCGCGACGTGCAACGGCACAGGCATGGAGGCACGCCACCAGCTTTGCCGCGACTGCGATGATGCGCCCGCCAAAGTATCGAAGGACGCTGACCATGCCTGACAAAGAACCCATGTTCCCGATCCTCAACGACCCGATCATCAAAGCAATCCCGTGGGCGGCAATTGCTCCGCACGAGGCGCAGGCGCAGCGCAACCACAGCCAGTCCCTCAATCGTCTAGCGCAACGCAGCGGCCTGTCAGTCGATGAGGCCGTCGCCGTGATGCTGGATCAGCCCTGGCGGCGTCTCGGCAAAACATGGTGCCGCGCGAAGCTTATGTGCCTACTACTCGATATTGAAAAGGCCGCAGCCGCCGACGCATCGAGCGGGGGTGCGGAATGAGCATCACCGCAGACAACATCCTCGACGCGCTAGTGTCGGCGAGCGCTGATAAGATTTGGGCCACGGAGGTTCCATTCCGAGGATCCACCACGCGGATTGACTTCTGGACGCTGGAGCCGACCGCATCCGCTGGCTTCCGAGCGACGAGCTATGAAATCAAGGTTTCTCGGCAGGACTTCAAGCGCGACAGTGAAGAGAAACAGGCCGGTGCCTTGCGTCATTCCGACCGCTTCATTTACGTCACGCCGCCCGGCCTTCTCACAAAACTGGATGTGCCCTCATGGGCAGGTCTTTTGGAGTGGGATGGTACCATATGGCGCGTCGTGAAACGACCACCTCGCCTTGAGAAGGCCGCCGAACCGGGATGGGGCTTGCTTGTCGACATCCTGCGCAACAGCGGCCAGTGCCGCCGCGATATCGCCATCCTGACCCTACGCATTCAGATGGCAGAGCGGCAAGCGAGGCAGAACGCCGGTTACCATTCCTACGGATATTCTCCGCTGTCTCGCCTCAACCAGCGTTTCGCCTATCGGCCGATGAAGGACGATCGAACTCTCCCCGCCAGCAGACCGGCAGGAGGCGACCATGGCTGATGCTGCCGCTTTTTGGCTTCCAATCGAATTCGCCGACAAAGCGATCGTCGATGTTGCGACATTCTCATCGCTCGGCATCACGATCCGCAATTCCGAACGGTATTGGGTCCGAGATGAGGACGGTCGGATTTATGAAGCCGTCTGGACCGATCATCACGCGGGATTCTGGTGGGACCTTCAGGATGAGAGCCCCGTCGACCCCATCCAGTTCATGCCGCACCCGTTGGACCCGCGCTGGAACCACGCTGTAAAACCGAGCGGAGGCACGGAATGAACCTCTCCCAACTCATCGCAGCCTACGGCGACGACAGGGTCCAGTTCCAAGCACTCGACGCATGCGCTGATCGCATGAACATGGCCGGGGCCCATACCATGATCACCTTCGGCACAAAGCAGCAACTCGGGCCGGAAGGCACCATAAAAATGGGCATCGTGGTCTGGATGGACCGCGAGCGCGTGGCTGAGATCCTTGCCGCCGACAAAGCTCCAGGGGGCAATCATGGCTGACCTCTTTGGCATCTCGAATGCCGTTCGAGGCGTTGTCGAGGTCTACTTTCGAGGCGCTCGCCAGTCGGGCCGCACCTCATTGCTGCTTGATTCTGTCAGAGCCGGCGACGTGGTAGTGTTTCTCAGTGCGGACCAAGCGAAGAGTTTTGAGCGCCTGTGCCGTGATCGGCGCATCACAGGTGTCGAAGCCATCTCTATCCCTCCAGAGCACCCCGAAAAGATATTTGAGCGGCCAAGTGCAGTCGGCCGGATTATCTGGGATCACTGCTGGCTTGAAGCGCACTACGCTCAGTCTATTGAGCATACCTCACGTCGTCTTTTGCATATCGGCACACAGGCCTCCGGCTTCGGAGAAGTCCACTTTCAGACGCAGCTCGCCGCCCGTGAGCGCGCGAGGTGGCTGCCATGAGCATCGAAGCGCTCGGCCGTAACCGCCAGGTCACCTGCGACGGATGCCCCGCCGCCTACCCCAACACATACGATGCCGACGATTTCGACATCATGATTGACGACGCAAAAACTGCGGGCTGGCATATCACGCGGCGGGGCGGCAAGTGGCTGCACTTCTGTCAGGGGTGCGCACGCAACCAGATCCGCGGGAGCCTGCTGTGAAGCTAGCGGACGCCAAAGCAATGCTGCCGGAAATCCGCTTCGTCATGGAGACGGCAAGCGCCGAATGGGCTGAGAGCTACGACAGCGCTAGGAAAGTATCGCAGATCGCGTGTCGTGACGGCCTGACCGGCGAGGTCTATCCGATCGCAACGCTTGAAAAGGCGATCTCCGGTGACGATCGCGAGATCATGCGCAAGGCACCCGTCTACATCCGGGCCCTTCTGATGCTTCGCGATGAAGCCGTCCGTCAGTTTCGCGTAGCCGTGTCTGCGCAGTCGTCGTTGAACGGTCCCGCGCAACCGGCGAAACCGGCCGACGCCAACCGTTACGCCAGGGCCTGCGCGATCCTGTCGGGCAAGCAGCCTTTCAGACGGTACCTTCAGGCGTGCCACGGCTTGGACGGCGCCGACGACGAGCGTGTAAACACCCGCGTTCGCTCGATCCTCGACATTCAATCCCGGAACGAGCTCGACCAGGATCCCGACGCCCGCCAGCGTTGGTTCTCTCTCGTGAAGGATTTCGAACGTTGGGAGCGCACCACGCGATGACCAGCGTAGACCCGCAGCTGCTTGCATTCGTGCGCGCTTTGGCGAAAGCTGATGCGCGTCGCGATCGTGCAGCGGCGCTAGCGGGCAGTAAGGAAGACGCATGCAAGGAAAACGGGCAGCTATCTACGCCAGGTTCTCAACCGATCTTCAGAGCGAAAGATCTGTCGACGATCAAATCGCGCTCTGCCGTGAGTTCGCCGCCCGAAACGACCTCGTCGTCACATCCACCTATTTCGATAAGGCGCGCTCCGGTGCGTCGATCTTCGGACGAGACGGTCTACTCAGTCTCATGGACGACGCCCGCGCAGGCCGCTTCCAAGTCATAGTGGTGGAAGCGCTCGATCGCCTGTCGCGTGATCAGGAAGATCTTGCAGGCCTGCACAAACGTCTCAGCTTCGCCGGGGTGCAGATCATTGCCGTTCATGATGGCACCGCCGACGCGATCCAGATCGGGATACGCGGCCTCGTTTCGACACTGTTTCTCACGGACCTCAAGCATAAGATCCGCAGGGGAATGTCAGGCGTGGTGCGCGACGGCCGGCACGCTGGCGGCCGGGCGTACGGTTATCGCCCTACGCCTGGTCAACCCGGCGTGATGCAAATTCACGAGCCGGAGGCCGCCGTCGTTCGCCGCATCTTTGCGGAGGCGGTTGCTGGCCGGCTTCCACGGGAGATCGCCAACGGACTTAACAAAGACGGCGTCGCGCCGCCCCGTGGCGTGGCGTGGAACGCAAGTACGATTGCAGGTTCCGCAAAGCGCGAGAACGGAATCCTTCGAAATCCCCTCTATGTCGGGCGCATTGTTTGGAACCGCCTGCATATGGTTCGGGATCCAGATACCGGCAAACGCGTGAGCAGGGTGAATGACCCATCCGAGGTGAAGGAAAGCGAAGCACCTCAACTCGCTATCGTAGACCGCGATACCTACCGGGCCGCGCTGACCCTTTTGGAGAACCGCGCAAAATCCGCTAACGGTGGCGAGTTCGTACGCAGACCCAAAAGGCTGTTATCCGGACTTCTGAGATGCGGCCATTGTGGTGGCGGGATGTCCACGCACGACGTCAACAAGGCGACCGGCGTCATCAGGATCCGGTGCAGCCGGTCCATGGAAAGCGGCGTGTGTGGAAACGCCCGACGCTATCGGTTAGACAAGATCCAGCACGCGGTGGTGAGCGGCCTCCAAGCCCAACTGAAGCATCCAGAGGTCCTCACCGAATACCTAAAGGCATATCACGAGGAACGTCGGGACGAGACGGCCAAGATCGCTCGCGAACGCGCAGCGACGGAGCGACGCCTTAACGACGTCAAAGGTCAGATGGAGCGACTGATGCAGGCGCTGATGAGAGGCAATTTGCCGATCGAAGCGGTCGAAGCACAATATAAGCCGCTCGAAATCGAGAAGGGCAAACTGGAAACGTCTCTGGAAAATAGCCCCGACATTCCTGTTATCCAACTCCATCCGCAGGCCGCAGTTAAATACCGCGCAACGATCGACCGTTTGGCCGCTCGTCTGGACGAGGTTGATGCGGCTACGGATCCCGAGGTTTTCAACGAGTTCCGATCACTCGTGGACACGGTTGTCATCCACGATCGCGAAGACGGAGGCGTCGAAGCTGAAGTGATTGGCCGGCTTGCCGCCCTCATCGGCCAACGTGCCGAGCTACTGGGGGGACGTATGGTAGCGGAGGAGGGATTCGAACCCCCGACACAAGGATTATGATTCCTCTGCTCTAACCTACTGAGCTACTCCGCCGCCCGAAGGGACGATCGACAACGATGTGCGTTCGCGTCCGGTGCGCGGCTTATAAGGCGCTGTTCCCGCGGGTGTCAAGCGACCTTCGCAGGAAAAATCGCTTTGTCCGCAAGGGCCTTGGCAAGGGCTTGGCGCTAGGCGGCGACCGGGGTCGACAGGATGCGCTTCAACGCCTCTTCGGCCGCGGGCTCCCGCTCGGAACGCCGGATGAAACCGCCGCCATAGATGCGGGCATCCTCGCCTTCGCCCGAGTAAAGCGCGCAGGCCTGCCCCGGAGCGACACCGGCCTCGCCTTCTTCAAGCTCGACATAGATGCCGCCTTCGTTCGCCTGAAGGCGCGCCGGGCGCGGTGGACGGGTGGAGCGGACCTTGGCGTAGCAATCGAAGCCGGCCGCGGCGACGGCATCGAGATCGCCGTCTCCGAGCCAGTTGATGTCACGCAGATAAAGGCGGCGCGTTTCGAGCGCTTCCTTCGGGCCGACGATCACTCGCCGCGAGCGCGCATCGAGATAGACCACATAAAGCGGCTCGCCCGTCGCCACGCCGATGCCGCGGCGCTGGCCGATCGTGTAGTGCAGGATACCGTCATGCTGTCCCAGATGGCGGCCATCGATATGCACGATGTCACCGGCCAGCGCGGCATTCGGCTTCAGCTTGTTGACGATATCGGAATACTTGCCCTGCGGAACGAAACAGATGTCCTGGCTATCCGCCTTCTTGGCGACGACAAGGCCCATTTCTTCGGCCAGCGCGCGGGTTTCAGCCTTGGAAAGATGGCCGAGCGGAAAACGCAGGTAGTCGATCTGTTCCTGGGTGGTGGCGAAAAGGAAATAGCTCTGGTCGCGTTCCGCATCGACGGGGCGATAGAGCGCGCGGCGCTCCGGTGCGCCCGGCACCGGATTGGGTCGCGAGCGGATATAATGTCCCGTCGCCAGTGCGTCCGCGCCAAGATCCTTCGCGGTCGCCAGAAGGTCGGCGAACTTGACGGTCTGGTTGCAGGCGACGCAGGGGATCGGCGTTTCGCCGGCGACGTAGCTTTCGGCGAAGGGATTGATCACGGTTTCGCGGAAGCGCTTTTCGTAGTCGAGCACGTAGTGGGGAATGCCCAGCGTTTCACAGACGCGGCGCGCATCGTCGATGTCCTGGCCGGCACAACAGGACCCGGCACGGTGCACGGCCGCACCATGGTCATAGAGCTGCAGCGTGATGCCGAGAACGTCGTAGCCCTCGCGTTTCAGGATGCCGGCCACGACGGAACTGTCGACGCCACCGGACATGGCGACGACGACGCGGGTATCTTCCGGCTTGCGATCGAAATCGAGACTGTTCACGCGAGGTCCGTTCCGGTGCGCGGGACCCTTGTCACCGGACACCTTGTCCTGGGGCCGAAACCGGCCGTTACGGCGCCCCGTCAAGCCGGAGCGTCTTTCGGCGACATATAGAAACTTGCCGCTCCAAGGGCAAGAGAAGGCCTGAAACCACGTCGTTCGGACCACCAGCGCGTCCGGCGCCCTCAA